CGCAGACGGAGAGGAAAACGCTTGGAGGGCGCATTCGGCTATGTACAGCCCGTTGGCCCGTAAGGCGATGACCTCGGAAACACGCGGTCAGAACAGTTGGGTTAACTACGGCCCGTATGGCAAACAGAACAGAACCGCCAGCGGCGCTGATACGCAATACGCTCCACAGAAAACGGGGTTATTGCCTGACTGGGTAATCGAAGAAGGATTGGCTGACGAATTCTACCCAGAAACACCGCTACGGTTGCCGCCCACCAAAATTGCAGCAGGGTTAACTGCATACGGTGAAGCAAAGAAAGAGCGCAAATAAGTTAACCCAAGGCAACAGCGGCAAAGATAGTTTCGTTAGATAAACAATCAAGATATATTAACCCCGGTATGCCAGCAGGAAGACCCAAAGGAAGCCCGAACAAGTCAACCGCCGCCGCACGGGAGGCGATAGCCGCTTTTGTGGACAACAACGCAGACCGCCTCCAAGGGTGGCTAGACGAGATTGCAGCAGAGAAGGGAGCGCAGGCTGCGTTCGACGCTTTCAGCACTCTGCTGGAATACCACGTTCCCAAACTCGCCCGCCAAGAGATCACAGGCAAGGACAACGGCCCGGTCAAGGTACAGATCGGATGGATGGCACCCGAATAATCCTGCCCTACCGCCCACGCAAGGCGTTCATGCCGTTTCATGAGCGCACGAAACGCTGGGCTTGCCTCGTAGCGCACAGACGCGCAGGTAAGACCGTCGCCGCTGTCAATGACATGATTCGCGCTGCTGCGATGTACCAAGGGCCTTACGGGCTGTTCGCATACGTCGCCCCGTACAGGTCGCAGGCCAAGGCCGTTGCTTGGCAATATTTTAAGGACGGCGCACAGCCAATTATCCAATCGGTAAACGAGCAAGAATTAACTATTACGCTAATTAACGGCGCACAAATACGCTTGTTCGGGGCTGACAACGCCGATGCCATGCGCGGAATGGGCTACTCGGGGGTATACGCTGATGAATATGGAGACTGGAAACCGAGTGTTTGGGGCAACGTAATTCGCCCCGCTTTGAGTGATAAAAACGGATGGTGCGTTTTCGGGGGTACTCCGAAGGGGCGCAACCAGTTTTATGACATTTATGAACTTGCCCAACGCTTACCCGATGAATGGTTCCTGTTGCGCTTGCCTGCCTCCAGCAGCGGGTTATTACCGGCGACTGAACTAGCAGCCGCCAAAGCGCAGTTGGCCGAGGATCAGTATCTACAGGAGTACGAGTGCAGTTTTGAGGCTGCGGTTCTCGGCGCTTTTTACGGCAAAGAGATGCGCGAGGCGCAGGATCAGGGCCGTATCTGCCAAGTCCCGCACGACCCCGGGCTGCCTGTGTATAGCAGTTGGGATTTGGGATATAGAGACGACACGGCGGTGTGGTTTTACCAACTTGGGCGCGGGGAAATCCGCGTCATTGACTTCTACGCTGTAAGCGGCGAGGACATCCATGACATTGCCGCCGTGGTTACGGGCAAACCGTATAAATACGCCCGTCATTACCTACCGCACGACGCTCGGGCAAAATCGTTACAAACCGGCAAAAGCATTGTGGAGCAATTGGCCGCCTATCTGGACATTGCCAAACTGGCCGTGGTACCCGACATTGGCGTGCAATCAGGCATCCAAGCCGTCCGTATGACGTTACCCCGCGTGTGGTTTGACTCCGAGAAATGCCGAGAGGGCATAGAGGCGCTGCGGCAGTATCAGCGCGAGTACGACGAGGATAAAAAGGCATACCGCCAATCGCCGCGCCACGATTGGACTAGCCACCCTAGTGACGCTTTCCGTATGTTGTGTGTATCATGGCAGGAAGTTGCAGAAAAGACCCCGGCGGCAGAGGTTAAACCGCTTATCGTCGGGCCGGGTAACACAGTTACGCTCAACGATATGTGGGCAGTGCATGACCGCACGTCGAGCAGGAGGGCAAGGATATGACCGCGATTAGTCCAGTACGCAACAATTACGTTGCGGTAGCCGCGACTTCTACGACGACGTTTGGTGCTGCGGGCGCGTACATTCACAGCGTCGTGGTTAACGTTGCCAGCAACACCGAGGCCACGGTTGTCGTCAGCGACAACGGCACGGAATTGGTACGTATCCCCGCCACGCAAGCCGCTGGCGCGTATGTGATCCCGCTGGAAGTGGCAAGTAAGGGCGCAATTACCGCGACCTGCTCGGGTAACTCCAACTGCCGCGTCGTCGGCCTGTTTAGCACTTACACATGAACAAGCCGGGCCTTTACGCCAACATCCTTGCAAAGCAAGAGCGCATTAAGGCTGGCTCTAATGAGCGCATGAAGCGTCCCGGTGAGGAGGGGCGACCGTCGGCAGCAGACTTCAAGCAAGCCGCCAAGACCGCTAAACCCGAGAGTAAAGGTAAGAAATGAGCGCAGCGTGGCAGCGTAAAGCAGGCAAAAACCCGAAAGGTGGTTTAAATGCCGCTGGCCGCGCCTCTTACAAAGCCGAGACGGGTGGCACATTGAAGCCCCCGGTAAAGGCTGGCGACAACCCACGCCGCGCCTCTTTCTTGGCCCGTATGGGCAATATGCCGGGGCCAATGGAGAAGGACGGTAAGCCCACGCGCCTCGCCCTCGCCCTCAAGGCATGGGGCGCTGGCAGCAAGGCAGAGGCCAAGAGCAAGGCCGCCGCCATCAGCAAGCGCAACAAGGGGAAAGACTGATGGACGCAATGGTGCAACCGAAACTTGATCGTTACCTGCGCATCATTGGGCAGTACGACAACGAGTTTGCAAAGTGGGCGGCGCGTACTAAAAAGATTATTAAGCGGTACCGCGACGATACCCGTGGGCAGTCGCTTACTGAATCAGCCAAATTCAACATCTTGTGGAGCAATGTGCAGACGTTGCGCCCCGCCGTCTACGCTAAACTGCCAAAGGCCGACATCAGCCGCCGCTTTGGCGATAACGACCCCGTTGGCCGTGTGGCCTCGCAGTTGATTGAACGCGCCATAGACTTTGAGATCGAACATTACCCCGATTACCGGGCAACGATGAACTATTGCGTTGAGGACAGGTTCCTTGGCGGCCGTGGTACGGCATGGTTGCGATACGAGCCGCATACCGCCCCCATCGGGCTTGAGGATGATGGCGTCAGCATCACGCCAAACATTGAGCAAGGCGAGGGCGCTCCGCCGCCGTTGGAAAAGATTGAATATGAGTGCGCCCCGGTGGATTACGTCCACTGGCGCGATTTTGGGCATAGCACGGCCCGAACTTGGGAAGAAGTCACCTGCGTATGGCGCTGGGTGTACATGACCCGTGAGGCGCTTGTAGAGCGTTTTGGCGAAGAAGTTGCCCGCAAAATACCGCTCGATCAAGGCCCAGAACCGCTGAACGCCTACAACGAAAACAAGCGCTTATACAACCGCGCCAAGATTTGCGAGTTGTGGGATAAAGAGTCCGAAAAAGTCTATTGGTTTAGCAAGGGGATGCCCGAGATCATCGACGAACGCGATGACCCGCTCGGCGTTGAGGGATTCTTCCCGTGCCCCAAGCCGCTGTACGCTACGACCACAAGCGATACGCTGGTACCCGTTCCTGACTTTGTTTTGTATCAAGATCAGGCGATGGAGTTGGACATCCTGTCTGACCGCATTGACGGTCTTGTGAAGTCGCTGCGTGTGCGCGGCGTGTACGACGCCAGCCAACCTGCACTGCAACGCTTGATGACCGAGGGTGACAACAATGCGCTTATTCCAGTTGATAAATGGATGGCTTTCAGCGAAAAGGGCGGCCTTAAAGGCAGCATTGACCTCCTTCCGCTCGACACCCTCGCCAACGCCCTCATCCAGTGCTACCGTGCCCGCGAAGACATCAAGAGCCAAATCTACGAAATCACGGGCATCAGCGACATCATCCGAGGCGCGTCCTACGCCAGCGAAACCGCGACCGCGCAGCAAATCAAAGGACAATATGCTGGGTTAAGGCTGCGGTCGATGCAGGAGGACGTGGCTCTCTTTGCGTCGGAGTTAATTCGTTTGAAGGCGCAAGTAATGTGCGCCAAATACCAGCCCGAAACCATCCTCGCCTACGCTGCGGCCCAGCAAATGACGCCAGCCGATCAGCAGTTGATTCCGCAGGCGTTGGAACTGCTCCGAGACAAGCCGCTGCGTAACTTCCGCGTGGACATTGCCGCTGACAGTCTTGTGATGCTGGACGAGAACCAGAACAAGCAAGACCGTATGCAGTTTCTGCAGGCGTTTGGCGGGTTCCTCGCCCAAGCGTTGCCGGTTGGTCAAGCCAGCCCGCAGATGGTGCCCATGATGATGGAACTGTTGCGTTTTGGTATGCAAGCGTTCAAGGCCGCACGCCCGATTGAGGGTCAGATTGACGCTACGCTGCAGCAACTCCAACAGGCCGCTCAACAACAGCAACCGGACACACAGGCGCAAGGCAAACAGGCCGAACTGCAGCAAAAGGGGCAGGTTGAACAGAGCCGTATGCAGATGGAATCGGCGTTGCAACAGGCAAAATTGCAGCAGCAAATGCAGATGGAGCAACTCAAGAACCAGACAAAACTGCAGATGGAGCAGCAAAAGCAGCAGTTTGAAGCGCAGTTGGAGGCTATGCGGCTGCAGAGTGAGCAGGCCGCCTCCAAGTACAAGGCTGACATGGACGCCCAAACGCGCCTTATCATCGCGCAGATGAACAAGGCTGCCCCGCCGTTGCTAAACCAATGAAACGCACTTACGTTTTAGTTGACGGCGAATTTGTGGAGCGAAAAAAAGACTCCAAGGGCGGCTATCATTACATTATGCCCGACATCCAACCGTACCAATCCATGATTGACGGCAGGATGATTACCAGCCGATCCGAACACCGACGCCACCTCAAGGCAAACAACTGCATTGAGGTAGGCAACGACGACCCCGCCAAGCACATTGCCAAGCCAAAGGTGGATGGGAGCCGCTTTGAGCGTTTGAAGTATGAGGTTAACAATCGCCTCACCAACGCCCAAGCCGACGCAATCATTCGCAAATTGCGGGAGAACGCCAATTTC